ATAATCTCCGCGCCGTAAGCCAGACGGCGCAGCCCACATTGCGAGTAGCGCCGATCTCTGCCGTTTATTCACTGAATTGCCCGGGCGACAAATACGGTTTAATGGCGTACGGCGAAGGTCGGAGAAGGGCAGGGAGCGGAGAATTTACAGGCTACAGAGTTCAAACCTATGCGCGTTAAGCTGTTTGCAGAGCACAACACCACAATAAATCTCCTCTCGCTGTTTCTGATCACCCTGCTGTTTTGCTTTTTGGGCAGCCATCTGCGCGTGCCTGCGTAGCTTTCTCTTTTCTGGCCGGTAAACGCCATCGTCGCCGCCGTCATCGTTCGGCATCCCTGGCTGCACCGCATTCGCTACTATCTTGCGAGCTTCGCCGCCATGGTGGCGAACGACACGCTTTTCTCTGGCTGGGCGTGGCCCGCCGTGACGCTTAACGTCGCCAACCTGCTGTTTATCATTATCTCCGTCTCGATGCTGGTGAAGCACTATCTGCGCGACTCCGACCGCAGACAGATCAGCAACGCGCTGCGCATCTTTCCCGCCTGCCTGCTGGCCGCTTTCGCCTGCGCCACCTGGGGCGGGCTGGCGCAGGATTTTAGCTTCGACACCCGCTTCGCCACCGCCTGGGGTGACTGGTTCAGCGAACAGCTCTCTACCGGCCTGATGCTGCTGCCGTTCCTGCTGGCGCGCAACTGGCGCGGCCTGTCGTTCGCCGCGCTGCTCTCGCCGGGCAAATGGCTGCCGCTGCTGAGCGTGGTGCTGTCGCTGGCGGTCGGGGCGATGATAGGCGGCGCCGGCAGCCTGACTTTTCCGGTTCCAGCGCTGATCTGGTGCGCCATCGTCTTGCCGATCCCGGTCACCAGCCTGGTGATCCTGCTGACCGGTATCAGCGAAATCGTGCTGGTATCGCACGGCGTCATGAACATTCAGGGCAACGATAACCTGCTGCATTTAAGCCATCTCACCTCGGCGCGTCTCGGCGTCGCCACCGTCGCCATCAGCCCGCTGATCGTCGCCGTCAGTATGGATGCGGTGCGGCAGCTTAATCAGCGGCTCGCGCTGCGCGCCAACTACGATTTTCTTACCCAGCTGCTGTCGCGCTCAGGACTCTATGAAAGCCTGAAAGAGGAGCCGTTCTCGGCGCGGCGCAGCGTCGGCGTCATCCTGCTGGATGTCGACTATTTCAAAGCCATCAACGACAACTTCGGGCATGACGCCGGCGACGGCGTACTGGAGGAGATTGCGCTGCGCATGCAGCAAGTGGTGGGCAAGCAGGGGCGCATCTGCCGTTTCGGCGGGGAGGAGTTCGCCATCGTGCTGTTCGACGCCCGTCCCGAGCAGCTCTACCAGCTGGCGGAGGCGGTGCGGCAGGCGATCGGCAAAGAGAAATTCTGGCTGCAGGGCAACACCGTGACCGTTACCGTCAGCCTGGGGCTGGCGCAGGGCGAGGCGAGCGAAGAGCGCGACTGGCACAGCCTGGTCAACCAGCTGATCTCCGCCGCGGATAAAAACCTCTATCTCTCCAAGCGCAACGGGCGCAACCAGACCACGCCCGCCTTCAGAACCCTTGCGCTGGCCACCAGCGACGTGGCGTAACGCGCCGCTTCGCGACTAAACGCTGCTTTTCAGCTGGCTGGTTTGCTGATGGCGCTCGAGCGCCAGCTCGATCAGGCGCGTAATCAGATCGCGATAGCTGAGTCCCGCCGCCTGCCACAGCTTGGGATACATGCTGATATTGGTGAAGCCAGGCAGGGTATTCACCTCGTTGACGATAATCTCGCCCGCTTCCGTCAGGAAAACGTCGACGCGCGCCATTCCGCTGCACTCCAGCGCCTGAAACGCCTTAATCGCCACGGCGCGGATCGCTTCGCTGTGCGCGTCGTCAATAGCGGCAGGCACCTGCGTCTGCGCGCCGGTTTCGCTGATATATTTGGTTTCGTAAGAGTAGAAGGCATCGTGCACCACCACTTCGCCGCACGGGCTTGCCTGCGGATCGTCGTTGCCCAGCACCGCACACTCGATCTCGCGGCCTTTGATGCCGGTTTCAATCAGCACCTTGCGATCGAAGGTAAAGGCGAGGTCCAGCGCGCGGTCGAACTCCTCGACGTTGTCGACTTTGCTGACGCCCACTGAAGATCCCTGATTGGCCGGTTTGATAAACAGCGGCAGGCCGAGCTGCGCGACAATCTCCGCCGCCTGAATGCGCGACCGCTGCGCCTGCGTGACGCTAATCCAGGGCGCGACCTGCAGCCCGGCGTCGCGCAGCAGACGTTTGGTGAAATCTTTGTCCATGCTGACCGCCGAGCCGAGCACGCCAGAGCCGACAAAAGGTAGCGACGCCATGCGCAGCAAGCCCTGCAGCGATCCATCTTCGCCGAGCGTGCCGTGCACGATGGGGAAAATCACATCGAGCTGCGACAGCGCATGACCGCTCTGGCGGGCGATGACCTGCTGCTGCGACGCGCCCGGCACCAGCGCCACGCTTTCGCCTGCGCGGTTAAGCGCGATCAGTGCCGGATCCTGCGCGTTGATCAGAAAGTCAGAGGCGTCGTTCAGATGCCACTGACCCTGTTTATCAATGCCTAACAGCACCGGCTCAAAACGCGTTTTATCGATCGCATCAAGGATATTTTTAGCCGACTGTAACGATACTTCGTGCTCGGCCGATTTGCCACCGAACACAATGCCTACCCGCAGTTTTGTCATTAGAGCTTGCCTGAAAAGATGTTGCGAAACCCACAAGATAACACGCGGATTTCGCGCTGTAACGGCGTGGCGCAGCCTGGCGTCGGCTTAATTCAACGCGTCCGAGAGCAGGGCGCGGCACTGGGCGGCGTCGGCGCTGGCCTGCGCCTTTTGCCCGGCGCTCAGCGTCTGCCAAACGTCCGCCACGTGCTGGCCCAGGCGCGGCTGGAAGTGGATTTTTTGCAGCGCGTAGTCGGAGTTGCCGCCTTCGATAACCGTGCGCATATCCGCCACAAAGCGGCGGCTATCGTCATGGTGAATCGCGCAGAATACCGAGATGTAGTAGGCCTCATCCTCTTTGCTGTAGTGCGGCGTCAGCCAGTACCAGGCGGCGGCTACGCAGAGAAGGAGAAGGGGAATGAGAATGTTAAGTCTGAATCGCATGTATCGGTTCGGTCCGCCGAGGCGAAGCGCGGCTCCTTTAAATTAATGTCATGACGACGATGCCGGTGGCGGAGATCTCGTTCAGCGCGCATTCAAATTCGGCGTCGCCGCCGCTGATTCTGACCCGGCCGCCAGGCAGGCGAGAGAGATTGCGCAGGCTGGCCATGCCCTCAATATCCAGCAGCCATTTGCCGTCCACCACCGCCTTAAAGCTGCGGTTAACGATGTACTGCTGCTCGCCTTCAATCACCGCCAGCAGATTGCTGTGAGGCGCCACCTTATCCAGGAACAGCTTGCTCTCCAGAGTCACAAAATCGACAGGCGCGAGTTCACCATTTGTTAACTTTACCCGCTCGATATCGGTAAGACTCTTCATCGGGTGGCTTTCGCTGCCTTTTTCAGCCGTCTGCGCCTGCACCGCGCTGGGCGGATTGCCCTGGCCATAAAGGATCCAGTTCAGTTCGGCATCGGTATCGATAAGGCACTGCACCACCAGGTCTGCCGGGAAAGCGTCTCTTTTATAACGCATTGCCAGGTTGCTCGAAGAGAGGCCGACATGCTCCGCATACTGCGACTTCTGTTTAAACCCATAGGCCTGAATCAACCTGTCGAGGATAGCCCCGCCGCTCCCGTTAAAATTAGTGACTAACATTTTTGAGCTTCCTCTTGTGTTACTAACATATTTGAATTAGCATCACTTCGTTGTGAATGTTATCGCATATAACTGACATTACGTTAACTGGAGATGATGCCTTATGAGGCCTGATATTACAAATGTCATAGCTGCGCTCCTTTTATTAGGAACTGGCGTAAAACGTCCCATTTCAGCGCTTTTTATTCAAGTAGCGCGCCTGTTGCCTGCGTTTTGCGCCGGGCCCAGCGCATCGGCTAAAGCGACGCGCGGCAAGCAAAGCGCGTCAGGGCGCGCGACGAAAACGTCCTTTTCTTTTTCTGTTAACTTTAAGCCAGTCTGATTCACTTATGATGAATAGCCACTCTGAGCCTGCGCCGGCCATGAGCTTCGATGAGTTCCGCAAAAGCTGGCGGCGAATGCGGAGCGACAGCCGTAATCCGGCGCTGCTCGCCTTTAACCGGCAGAGCGAGGAATTTAAGTTCTGCGTCCTGACGCTGGCGAACCGGGAAAGGCCGGGAAGCTTCCGGCTACAGGAGGTCGGCGACGCTTTTGAATCCTTCGATGAGCCCCGCCGCGCGCTGATTATTGCCGCCATGAACAAAATGGTGCGCTGGGGCAGGCTGCTGCCGCGTCCCTTTTCCGACGCCGATCGGTATCTGTCTGAATAACTGACCTTAACCGCAAATCGATGACGTCAACCCGTCGGGCTCCCCTTTGCCCGCATTCAGGAGAGAGAAGATGAAATACCCTAATCACTACGTCGGGCTGTGTCGCTATGAAGCGCAGCGCTACCGCGATAAATCGCAGGAGCTGCGCTGATGGTCGACAGCATGGACATTGAACAGCAGCGTCAGGCGGAGCAGCTGGCGCTCGATATCGCCGCCGTGACGCAGCGGCCGAAAGGCGTCAGCGCCTTTTTTTGCGAGGAGTGCGACAGCGCGATCTCCGAGGCGCGTCGTCGCGCCGTTGGCGGCGTCTCCCGCTGCGTCGCCTGTCAGGAGATCGCCGAGCTGCGCGGTCGTCACTACAGGAGCGGCCGTTAATGCAGCGCGTCTTCTGGCCGTGGAACGCGCCGCGTCAGGCGATCGCCTCGCCTTATCCTACGCACGCCGCGATGCAGCAGCGCAGTCGCGAGCTGGCGGCGCTGTCGCAGGCGTGGATATCGCTGGAGCAACAGCCGTCGCTGGTGCAGCGCGCTATCAGGCTGCGCCACGGCCAGCTCACGCGCGAGTGCGGCCCGGCCAGCGCCGCATCTTATTTGACGACCACCTTTGCCGGGCGCCTGCTGCCGCGCGTGGAGCAGGTCAACGCGCAGTATCGGCTCGGCGCGATGCGTCGCGGCGTGGCCGCGCGGCTGAGCGGCCACGCCGCACAGGAAAAAGGCGCCGCGGCGGCGGCAGGCGCGCTGTGGGAGCTGATGCGCCGCTTTAACCAGCTGCCCGATATGGCGCGCGCTGATGTCGATCGGCTGGCGGGCGATATCGCCAGCTTTATTTTCGCCGAGCTGGTGCAGCTGCACGCGCAGAATCGCGGCGAATCGGACTGGCGCTACAGCCACGACCTCTATCTGACCGCTGCGACCCTTACCCGCGAGTTCGGCCAGACGCCGCCGCTGTGGCAGAAGGTCACTACGCGCCTCTTCGCGCCGGAGGAGGTGACGCCGGCGATTATGCGTATGCAGGGGGAGACGTGGTGGAAAGGGCGGCTGCGCCGCATCGCCGACGCCTGGCGCGAACATCTGCAGATTGCGCTGGCGCAGGTCAGCAAAACGCGTTCGCCCTACGCCAGCCGCGCGACCATTGCCGAATGGCGCGAACAGAAGCGCCGCACCCGCGACTTTTTGCAGAGCATGGAGCTGGAAGACGAAGAGGGCAACCGCATCAGCCTGATCGACAAGCATGACGGCAGCGTCGCCAACCCGGCTATCCGCCGCTGCGAGCTAATGACGCGCATTCGCGGCTTTGAAACCATCTGCCATGAGATGGGCTACGTCGGCGAGTTCTGCACGCTGACCGCGCCGGCGCGCTATCACGCTACGCTCGGCAGCGGCCGGCACAACCCGAAATGGCGCGGCGCCAGCCCGGCGGAGACGCAGCGCTACCTCTGTCAGCTCTGGCAAAAAGTGCGCGCCAGGCTGCACCGCGAGCAGATCCGTCTGTTCGGCATTCGCGTCGTCGAACCCCACCATGACGGCACGCCGCACTGGCATCTGCTGCTGTTTATGCGCCCCCAGCAGGCCGCGCAGGTGCGCCATATCCTGATGGAGTACGCCTGCCAGCAGGACAGCGAAGAGCTGATCAGCGAAAAAGCGCGCAAGGCGCGTTTTCACACCACCGCCATCGATCCGCAAAAGGGCAGCGCCACCGGCTACATCGCAAAATATATTGCCAAAAATATCGACGGCTACGCGCTCGACGGCGAGCGGGACAGCGAGAGCGGCGAGCCGCTGCGCGACTGCGCCGCCGCGGTTTCCGCCTGGGCAGGACGCTGGCATATCCGTCAGTTTCAGTTTGTCGGCGGCGCGCCGGTGACCGTCTGGCGCGAGCTGCGCCGTCTGACCGACAGCGAAGGGCTGCGCAGGCTGGGCGACGAGCTGGCCGACGCGCGCGCGGCGGCGGACAGCGGCGACTGGGCCGCCTACGTCAACGCCCAGGGCGGTCCCTTCGTGCGTCGCGATGAGCTGGCGGTGCGCGTCTGGTACCAACAGGCCGAAGAGCGCAACAGCTGGGGCGAAGAGATTACGCGCATTAAAGGTGTCTACCTCAGCGCCACGGGCGACGAGAAACCGCTGCTGACCCGGCTGGTGAACTGGAAGCTGGTGCCGAAGCGTAAAGCGGAGGCTGAAAAGGTCGAGCAGAGCGCATCAGCTTGGAGTTCTGTCATTAACTGTACGCAGATGGCGCGGTCGCCAGGCGTATTAGCGCGGTTGAATCATTGGCCGGAACCGGCGGTGAAAAAAAGGGCGAAACCGGCTGGCGATGGCGCTTTATACAGCCAAAATACGCCGCCCTGACGCGCTTTCCCCGCCTTTTTTACGCATTTGGCTTAGGGGCTAACGCGACAAAAAAGTTTCTATATCAATAGCCTAAAGGCAGGTGGTTCAGATCTTAATTTTCTTTATATCAGATTGCATGCTGTGCTACTGTATAGATATACAGTTATAAAATGGGGGAGGGAAAGTGGATACTGATTTACAAGAACAGGTAATGCTTGAGCGCGTCGAGCTCATTGCACGTCTGACCACTGAAGGAGTTTGCAGGGAACGCGACCGGGAAGTGGCCCTCGCTCTCATCGCCGAGATTGCAGGCGACATGATGATAAAAAACAAGGAATTTGCCGTTTCGTTCTCCGCGATACCCACCAATAAATAACAATGCAGGTATAGCGATGAGAGGCGATGGCCCGACGCATCATAAGCGGCAGATCCCACATCTTTCCCCTTGACGCTTGCGCCGTCCGACGACGGCGGAACTGAAGCAGTAACGGCACCCTCGGGTGCCGTTTTTTTTGCGCCGCGATCCGGCTGTTTGCCCATATTCCAGCGGGCGGGCCGGCGTTGAGCCGTCGCCTTGCAGCGAGGAGACTGGCTATGCCGGATAGCGCGCAAGCGCCGCCGCACTTAACGGCCCGAACCCGGGTCTGCCGACACCACCTCCAGCGGGGAACAACAACAGTGACGCACTATTTTAGCGTGCCCGTCCGCGGGTCCGATGGGGAGCTATCGCCATGAATATCTACGCGCTCCAGGGCGATACGGTCGATGAGATCTGCTATCGCTACTACGGCCGCACGCAGCAGGCGGTCGAACAGGTTTACGCCGCCAATCCTGGCCTCGCCGAGCGCGGCGCCGTCCTGCCGCACGGCTGCGCGCTGACGCTGCCCGAACTGCCAGACGCGGCCACCGGCGAAACCGTGAATCTGTGGGACTGAAGATGGAAAAAACCAGTTCGCTGATTAACTACCTGGTCAGCCTGTTTCTGATGAGGCTGGGCCGCCACACCATCCAGGATATCGCTTTTCTGGTCGGCTCCGGCGTGGCGGTCATTACCCTGATCGTCAACGTGGCGACCTTTTTCATCAACTGGCACTACCGCCGCAAAACCTATGAGCTCCAGCGCCGGCGCGCAGGGAGGCTATCGTGAGCCAGACCGCGAAGCGCTGCGCCGTGGTCGCCGTGCTGGCGATCGCTGCGCTGCTGCCGCAGTTTCAGACCCTGAAAATCTCCTCCGGCGGTTTGCAGCTGCTGGCCGACGCGGAAGGCTGCCGCACCTCGCCCTATCAGTGCAGCGCCGGCGTCTGGACCAACGGCATCGGCCATACCGCAGGCGTGACGCCGCAGAGCGTCGTCAGCGAACGCCAGGCGGCGGTCAATCTGGTCGACGACCTGATACGCGTCGAGCGCCGGCTCTCTCTCTGCGTGACGGCGGCGATGCCGCAGCCGGTCTGGGACGCGCTGGCGAGCTTCGCCTTTAACGTCGGCGCCGGCGCCGCCTGCCGCTCGACCCTGGCCAGCGACCTCAATCAGCAGCGCTGGCGCGCGGCGTGCGACCAGCTGCCGCGCTGGATCTACGTTAACGGCGTGAAAAGCGCCGGGCTGGCGCAGCGGCGCGAGCGGGAGCGCGCCTGGTGCCTGCGAGGCGTCCCATGACGCGCCTCCTTCTTGCGCTGCTGGCGGCGCTGCTGCTGGCGCTCGACTTCACCGGCTGGCGCGGCGCGCAGGTCGGGGCGCAATTACGCGAGGCGCAGCGCGCCAGCGCCGCGCTCTCCGCCGATCTCGCCAGCCGCGATCGGACCATCGCCCGCCTCAATCGCGAGGCGCAGGCGAACAGCAAACGTGAGGCGGCGCTGCGTCAGCAGCAGAGTCAGGCCAGTCGTCTCGCCCTCAACCGTGAAGCGCATATAGCGAGGGAAACCGATGAAAACCAGGCGTTACGCGAGTGGTCTGCTGCCGCTCTGCCTGACGATCTTATCCGGCTGCACAGCCGTCCCGCCTTCGACAACGCCCGCGACTATCTGGGCTGGCTGTCCGCGCGTGAACAGCTGTCCAGTGCCGGGCAACAGCCTGCGAACGCAGGGCGATCTGGCGGCAGATAACCGTCAGCTAGAGGCTGCGCTCGCGTCTTGCGGGCTGCAGATTGAAACCATTAAAGCGTGTCAGGAGCAACAGGATGCAGAAACCTCAACAGCTACGCGCGGCGCTGAGCCGCAGCGTGCCGCTGCTACAGCAAAACCCGGAGCGGCTGACCATGACGATCGCCGCCGGAACGGTGGTGGCGACCAGCGCGCCGTCGCTTTCTTTTGAATATCGCTACCGGCTGGAATTAACCCTCGCCGAGGTTGAGCAGGATATCGAGGCGGTCATCGTGCCGCTGCTCGCCTGGCTGCGGGATAACCAGCCGGAGATGCTGGGCAACGCCGAGAAACGACGCAGCGATTTCACCTTCACCGTTGACGCTGCCGGCGCGCTCAGCATCGGCCTGCAGCTGACCGAGCGCGTGCTGGTCACGCAGCAGGAGAGCGCGCTGCAGGTCACCTTTCCCGGCGAGCCGACGCCGCCCGCGAACGATAACGCGCCGCTGCAGCTCTGGGTACAGGGCGCGCTGGTCAGCGAGTGGCAGCGCTAAAGCTGTTCTGTCATCTCTCAGCGGTCGGCGTCGCGTTGCTGGCCGCATGCACCGGAGGTAACACTAGCGACATGAACGAACATATCAGCGAAATCCTGCGCCTGCTGCGCAACCTTATCCGAATCGGCACCGTCTCGGCGGTGGATCCGCAGAGCGGGCGCTGCCGCGTCCGCAGCGGCGACAATGAAACCGGCTGGCTGCCGTGGCTCAGCGCCCGCGCCGGACGCTCTCGCGCCTGGAGCGCGCCCTCGATCGGCGAGCAGGTGCTGCTGCTGAGCCTGGGCGGCGAGCTGAATACCGGCTTTATTCTGCCGGGCATCTTCTCCGACAGCTATCCTGCGCCTTCCGCCTCGTCTGATGCGCTGCACTGGGCGTTTCCCGACGGCGCGGTTATTGAGTACGAACCGCAGAACGGCGCGCTCAGGGCGAGCGGCATTCAGACCGCGCGCCTCCAGGCGGCGACCAGCATCCTGCTCGACGCGCCGCTGGTGGAGTGCAGCGCAAAGCTGAAAACCGCCACGCTGGAGCTGACCGGCGGCGGCACGCTGCAGGGCAACGTGACCCACAGCGGCGGCAGCCTGAGCTCTAACGGCATCGTGGTGGACCTCCATCAGCATGGCGGCGTGAAGTCGGGCGGCGATCTGTCGGGAGGACCGCAGTAATGGCTGAAAAATATATCGGGATGAGCCGCGACAGCGGTGCCGCGCTGGCGGATCTAGAGCATATCCGCCAGTCGGTGCGCGATATTTTGACCACGCCGCTCGGCTCCAGAGTCATGCGGCGCCGCTACGGCTCGCTGCTGTCGGCGCTGATCGACCAGCCGCAAAACCCGGCGCTGCGCCTGCAAATCATGTCCGCCTGCTATATGGCGCTGTTGCAGTGGGAGCCGCGCATTCAGCTGAGCGCTATCAGCTATGAGTCGTCGTACGACGGCGGCATGACGGTCGAGCTGACCGGCAGCCACAGCGATACGGCGCAAGTATTTTCCCTGACCATTCCCGTGAGCTGAACCTATGGCAACCATTGACCTGAGCCAGCTGCCTGCGCCCGACGTGGTGGAGGCGCTGGATTATGAAACCCTGCTGGCCGAGCGCAAGGCGACGCTGATTTCCCTCTATCCGCCCGAGCAGCAGGCGGCGATAGCCCGCACGCTGGCGCTGGAGTCGGAGCCGCTGGTGAAGCTGCTGCAGGAGAACGCCTACCGCGAGCTGATTCTGCGTCAGCGCGTCAACGAGGCGGCGAAAGCCAATATGGTCGCCTGGGCGACCGGCGCCGATCTCGACCAGCTGGGCGCCAACAACGGCGTGACCCGGCTGACGCTGAGGGCGGCGGACAACAGCACGCTGCCGCCGACCGCGGCGGTGATGGAGAGCGACGACAACTTCCGCATGCGCATCGCCGCCGCGTTCGAAGGACTGAGCGTGGCGGGGCCGAGCGGCGCCTACGAGTATCACGCCAAAAGCGCCGATGGGCGCATAGCGGACGTTTCCGCCACCAGCCCGGCGCCGGCGGAGGTGGCGATCACCGTGCTGAGCCGCGAGGGCGATGGCACCGCGTCTGCCGATCTGCTAGCGATCGTGGCCAACGCGCTCAACGATGAGGATGTGCGTCCGGTGGCCGATCGCGTTCGGGTGCAGGCGGCCGCTATCGTCAGCTACCGCGTCGACGCGACGCTGTTTCTCTATCCCGGCCCGGAAGCGGAGCCGATCCGTGCCGCCGCCGAAGCGAAGCTGCTCGCCTTTATCAACGCGCAGTCGCGGCTGGGGCGCGATATCCGCCAGTCGGCGCTCTACGCCGCGCTGCATGTGGAAGGCGTGCAGCGCGTCGAGCTGGCGCAGCCGACGGCCGATGTGGTGCTGGATAAAACCCAGGCCGCCTGGTGCAGCGGCTACAGCATCAGGATAGGAGGTTCCGATGAGTGATCGGCTGCTGCCGACCGGCTCCTCGCCGCTCGAAGTCGCCGCCGCCCAGGCGTGCGCCGATATCGAGGCGATGCCGGTGCCGCTGCGCCAGCTATGGAGCGCGCAGACCTGTCCGGTGGCGCTGCTGCCTTATCTCGCCTGGGCCTGGTCGGTTGACCGCTGGGACGCCGGGTGGAACGAGGCGACCAAACGCAACGTCGTGGCCGCCTCGGAGTACGTGCACCGACATAAAGGCACCATCGGCTCGCTGCGGCGCATCGTCGAGCCGCTCGGCTATCTGATCCGCATTATCGAGTGGTGGAAAACCGGTGACGCGCCGGGCACGTTCCGCCTCGACGTCGGCGTGCTCGATACCGGCATTACCGAGGAGATGTACAACGAGCTGGAGCGGCTGATCGCCGATGCGAAGCCGTGCAGTCGGCATCTGATCGGTCTTTCGATCAATCTCGATTCAAGCGGAACGCTGCCGGTAGCGGCCGCCAGCTACAGCGGCGACGAGCTAACGGTTTACCCCTACACCCCTGAAATCATCACCGTGAACGGGCCTGGCTACACCGGCTCAGCGGTACATTTAATTGACCTGACGGAAGTGCGCACATGACAACGAAATATTATGCCCTGCTGACCAATCAGGGCGCGGCCAGGCTGGCGAACGCCACGGCGCTCGGCACTAAGCTGCAGATCACCGAAATGGCGGTAGGCGACGGCGGCGGCGCGCTGCCGACGCCGGATGCCTCGCAGACGAAACTTATCGGCGAGAAACGGCGCGCGGCGCTGAATTCGCTAAGCGTCGATGCGGCCAACAGCAGCCAGATTATCGCCGAGCAGATTATCCCCGAGAACGAAGGCGGCTTCTGGATCCGCGAAATCGGCCTGTTCGACGCCGACGGCGTGATGATTGCCGTCGCCAACTGCGCCGAGACCTATAAGCCGCAGCTGCAGGAGGGGAGCGGCCGCACGCAGACGGTGCGCATGATTATCATCGTCAACAGCGTCGCGTCAGTGACGCTGAAGATCGACCCGTCGGTGGTGCTGGCGACGCGTAAATATGTAGATGATGGGGTGATCGAGGTGAAAGCTTATGCGGATGACTTGATGGCAAAACATAATGCCGCAGCTGATCCGCACAAGCAGTATGCGCCAAAAGAGAACCCGATTTTTACCGGTGCGCCAAAAGCGCCGACGCCCGTTACAGGCAACAGCTCTACGCTGATTGCTACCACGGCTTTTGTGCAGGCGGCCATTGCGCAGCTGGTTGCGTCTTCCCCGGCGGCACTGGACACGTTAAACGAACTGGCTGCGGCACTTGGCAACGATCCGAACTTCGCTACCACGATCGCTAATCAGCTGGGGCAGAAGGCTAATATCAGTGGCAACTCAAATAACAATTTTTTTGTTCGAAATAGTGGCGATCCTACAGCCGCCGTCAACAACCAACGTCTGGATTACATGCTGGGCAATTATGCCTACAAAGGCGGTGATGTAAATCAGGGCTTTGCAGTAGCCGCAGGAACTACTGCTAATAGCGCCGTCGCTTACGGTCAGTTTCAATCAGGTAGCAACGGAAATGGGGCGTGGATAAAACTGCCAGGTGGTGGGATGTGGTGTCGCGCAAACTTTACCGTTGCGGCAAATAGCTCCTTCACATGGACATTTCCGATGGCGTTTTACACTACGCCTGGCCTATACGCCTCGACCTTAAACGGCGCGCCCAACGTATGGTTTAGCGGCGCGGCATCCAATGCTGCCACTCTCTACAATGGTAACGGGGCGGCAGTTAACGTTAACTTTCTGGCAATTTTATAATGAATACTGAAACTCAGAATTTACCGGCTTCGGCAGGTGAAAATACAGCTTTTTTACTTCGCTATTTCGTTTCACTGAACAATGAAAACTACATAAATGCGATGTTCGTTGCTTTCAGCCAAAAGGATGCGGAAAGGTATATTTCACAACGTTACGAAGAGCTGACGCAGGATAAATTTGAATCCATAGGACCAGATTGCCTGCTTATCAATGGCGAGGTGATAAAGGGGCCGCCTATGAAACCGGTCTTTGATATAGAGGCAAGACAGGCAATTCTTAGTTCACGCCTGAGGAATGTGTCAGAAAAAATTCAGACGCTGTCAGACGCGATTGAATTAGGCATGGCACTGGATGGTGACACCGAAATTCTGAGAGCCTGGAAGAAATACCGTGTCCAGTTGAGCCAGCTTGATGCCTCAATCCCTCTAGCGGAATGGCCCGCTGTGCCCGGTAATGCTGCCAACTTACTGATTTAGTGTATGATGGTAATTTTAAGGTGCTTGCGTGGCTTCCATTTCCATCAGATGTCCT